CACTGGACACCATTCGCACATCCACAAATTACTTTACGAATCAAAGCACCAATTTCAATTCGCACACAATTCTTCAAGCACAAGCAAGGATTCGTAGAGAATGAAATCAGTAGACGATATGTAGATTTTGAACCAGAGTTCTACCATCCAAAATGGAGAAGAAGGCCAGATAAATCTATGAAGCAGGGAAGTGGTGAATGGTTAGAATGTATTGACGGTGGTGGAGAAACTTCTGGTGGATTTGCAACACATCCTTTATATCGTGATTACGAATATCATATGAAACAATCAATCAAACTATATGAAGAACTACTCATACACGGTGTTGCACCAGAACAAGCACGGTTCTGTTTACCACAAGGCATGTATACGGAATGGTATTGGACTGGTTCTCTTGCCGCTTACGCACGATTTTACAAACAACGCATAGACGAACATGCCCAATGGGAAATTCGCCAGTATGCAGAAGCAGTCGGGAAAATTATTCAACCTTTGTTTCCGATTTCTTGGTCGGAATTAACAGCATAGATATTCATTTAAACAACGAATAGGAAATTAGATTATGGCGTATATTAGTGACATCCTACCAGAAGAATTTCTCAAAGACTATAGCACAAAGAAACCCAATTGGGGATACAACGGCCTTGGAGAAATTGTTTACAAACGAACATACTCTCGTCTAAAGGACGATGGAACAAATGAAGAATGGCATGAAACAGTCGCTAGGTGTATCAACGGCGCCCAAAAGATTGGGGCAGATTACACAAAGAAAGAAGCACAACAACTTTACGATTACATCTTCAACCTCAAATGCAATTTTGCAGGTCGAATGCTTTGGCAATTGGGCACTACAACCGTTGACCGTTTTGGTGCAAACTCTCTTCTGAATTGTTGGGGCGTTTGTATTAGAGACATTGATGACTTTTGTTTCATCTTTGAAAACTTAATGCTTGGTGGTGGTGTTGGATTTTCTATCCGCAAGGAAGATGTCCACGAACTGCCAAGAGTTCAGCATGATGTTGTAGTAGAACACAAAAAAACAAATGATGCAGATTTTATAGTTCCTGATTCCCGTGAGGGTTGGGTGAAACTTCTTAAGAAAGTTCTCAAGTCATATTTCTATACAGGCGAATCGTTTACATATTCCACAATTCTTGTTCGTTCTTCTGGTGAACATATTCAGGGCTTCGGTGGACAGGCATCAGGACCATCAATTCTCATTGAAGGAATTGAAAAGATTGGTGAAGTCATTTGTGAGCGTGAAGGAAAGAAACTTCGTTCGCTTGATGTTTTAGATATTTGTAATATCATTGGGTCTGTCGTTGTCGCAGGCAATGTAAGGCGTTCTGCTGAAATTGCAGTCGGTGACCCAGATGATTATCTGTTCCTTCGTGCAAAGCGTTGGGACTTGGGTAATGTTCCAAACTGGCGTGCAATGTCCAACAACACAATCTATGCAGATTCATATGACCACATTAGTGATGCAGTATGGAAGGGGTATGATGGTGGTGGAGAACCTTATGGTTTCTTTAATCTTCCGCTTTCACAAAAATATGGTAGACTGCAAGATAAGAAAAAAGATAGATGTGAAATTGTAAATCCCTGTGCAGAGATTCTTCTTGAGTCACATGAATGTTGCAATCTTTCTGAAATTTATCTAAACAACATCGAGTCTAAAAAAGAATTAAAAGAATGTGCAAAACTTCTTTACAAGACACAGAAAGCCATTTGTGCTTTGCCATTTATTCACAAGAAAACAGAGGAAGTGGTTCAAAGGAACATGCGTATCGGTGTTGGTGTAACTGGCATTTGTCAATCTCTTGATAAAATAGAGTGGTTGGATGAATGTTATCAATATTTACGAGATTTTGATGTGGAATGGTCAAAGAGGTGTGGATACCCCACAAGTATCAGATTAACCACAGTGAAGCCCTCAGGCACTCTCTCCTTACTCTCAGGAAGCACGCCGGGCGTTCATCCTGCGTATGCGAATTACTTCATTAGAAGAGTTCGTATGTCTAGCAGTGATAAACTTGTTGATGTTTGCAGAAATGCCAATTATCCTGTAGAGTATGCAAAGCAGTTTGATGGTACAGAAGACCGAAGCACGGTAGTTGTAGAATTTCCATGCCACATTAATGGTAAAACTATTCTGGCAAATGAAATGACTGCGGTTAAGCAATTAGAACTAGTGAAAAAAATACAAACATTATGGTCCGACAATTCTGTGTCTGTTACTGTTTATTATCGACTTGAAGAGTTAGATGAAATCAAAGAATGGATGGAGAAGAATTATGAGAAGTCGTTAAAGACTGTTAGTTTTCTTCTCCACAGTGAACATGGATTTGCACAAGCACCATATGAAGAAATCAATAAAGAAGAATATGATAAACGAGTTGGCCGCTTAAATATCATCGAAAATGTTGAGGCTGGCGAAAACCTCACCGAACTGGAATGTGCAGGCGGCGCCTGTCCGATTAAATAAATGCCTGATTGGAATAACGAATTAGAATTATTTAAAGTATACAAAGGTGATATAAAAACCTTTGTTGAAACTGGTTCACATGAAGGTGATGGAATACAGAAGGCTTTGGATGCCGGTTATGAAAATATAATTTCGATTGAACTTAGTGAATTTTATGTTGACCGATGCATCGAGCGTTTTTTGAATGAAGATAATGTGAAAATAGTTCAAGGTGATTCTTGTGATGTTTTACCACCCACCATAAATGAAATAGATGAATCTATTGTTTTCTGGTTAGACGGTCATTATTCTTGTGGGAAAACTGCCAAAGGAAAATATTGGTCACCAATCATGTACGAATTAGATGCCATTTCAAAACATCCAATTAAAAATCACACAATTATGATTGATGATATGAGATGTTGGAGTAGGGACAATCCTGAATTTAGATTTGGTCATCTTGACATTGAAGAAAAAATTAAGTCCATCAATTCTGATTATCATTTTGAATATTTTAGGCCTGAGTCCGTAGCCCTCACAAAAGGCGATGGTGCCTTCCCAGAAGGTCTGCTTGGTGATATTCTTGTGGCTTCTATTAAATAAAATAAATATGGCTTTTATGCCTAATTAAATTTAATTCTGGCATAAATAAAGATATGAAGAGGCTTGTCGCTTATCTTTTAGCATCTTCGCTATGTCTTTTGGGTTGTACTGCATCTCTATCGATGCCTCCCCAAGTTGCACAACCAGATAAAAATACAGAAGAAATAAAACCGTTCAATCTGTTTGATGAATGGTTTATTCGAACAACTACTGAAAACGACCCATATCCTTCTGTGTGTAGTTTACATCGTTTTAGTGGTTCTCTTGTTGGTAGCGGAATTCTTATCCGCCCAGATGTAGTTCTAACGGCAGGTCATTGTATCGATGACGATGATATCTTTTCTGTGGTCATAGGTCAAGAAGAGATAATGGTCAAAGATATAGTGCTACATCCCCGTTACAGCGATTCGTCTGGGCGGATAATCAACGATGTTGGTTTAATATTTCTAGAATGTGATTCTGTTTATGAGCCTGCTACAATTGGATGTATAGAATGGATAGAAAGATATGAACACATCACAACAGTAGGTTACTCTATGGGCTATAAGAAATATAGCAAACATGGTGTGTTTAAATTTTTTGGAAGAGTAATGACTGAACCAAATTATATGAAATTTATTCCAAGACCGGCATCTGTTATGCCGGGAGATAGTGGGGGTGGAGTGTTTGTAAAGTATGGAGATGTGGAGTATGTTATAGGAATTATTAGCAGTTATAGTGTTGTGCAACTGTATAATGGTCAAAGAACAATAAGTGAATGTTCGGCCGCTGTAATTTCTAATTATTTAAATTGGATTGATACGGAGATATTAAAAAATGAGATTAGAACGATTGATACGGTTAATGAGGATGGAAGGTAGTGTGGGAGAACGGGTTGCAACTGCTTCTATTATTATCCTTGGTTTTGTTGTCGGATTGTCTCTCGGACGATTCCTCCTCCAACTAGTATAAATACTACTAGGAGATTATATTATGAAACTCGCTGGCATAGATTATAGTTTACGAGGTCCTGCAATATGTGTGTTCAATGGAAATAAGAGATTCACATATAAAGATTGCAATTTCTATTACCTTACACATGTAAAGAAGAGAGAAGGAACATTTCTAAAGAATATTCACGGAACTCCCTTTAAAGAATATACAGACGAATCTCAAAGGTATGACCAAATATCTCAATGGTGTTTAGACATCATAAGAGAATGTGGAAGTGCTTGCTTGGAAGATTATGCCTTTAGTGCTAGGGGCAAAGTATTTCATATTGGAGAGAACACGGGTATTCTTAAGTGGAAAATGTGGCGATATGATATACCATTTGAAACTGTTCCACCTGCAATGGTTAAGAAGTTTGCATCAGGTCGTGGTAATGCTAAGAAAGAAGATATGCACCATGCATTTGTAAATGAAACGGGAGTCAACCTTCATTCAGTGTTAACCCCCGATTCAAATTCTATTAAAAGTCCTGTTAGTGATATAGTTGATTCTTACTATATTTGTAAGTATCTACACAGTAGTATTAATAGTTAACTTTTACTGCATGACCTTCTGTAATCAGCATTTCATTTAACACGGTATCATCTTGGAATGTAATAGTTCCAATAGTTCTACCATACTTCCCTCGCCGATATTCAGTTTCAATAATGACATCGTTACCTTTGTCTTGAAACATATCTTCTACGAACTTTTTGGCTTCAAGTCCAAGTCTTTT